AGTTCGGTACTGGTGCTGGTTCAGATCCAACTACTGGTGACATCCTACTCAAGGGTGAGCAAGTTAACAGATCTGGTTCTTTGGGTTGGATCTACTCTAACTTCTACAATCCTGTCACGGCAGCGATTGATCACACCACTGCTATGGGTGGATCACTCGTTCAGTTCGAGACTGTAACTGGTACATCTGTATCTTCTCTCGGTATTGAAGTTGGAACAATCGTCAAGATCGAAGGTCTGACTGGTAGATACCTCAACCTCAACGGTTTGAGAGTTGTATCTGCTGTCACTGCTTCGACATTCCAAGTTAACGCTCCTGTCATCATTCAGACTTCTGCTATTGATGATCCTACCAACCTACCGATTGATGCTGTTATCTCTGTATCTGCTAACTCCTGGAAGGAAGTTGGTGTACTCGGTGCTGAGGCAATCAGAACTACTACTGATACTATCGGTAAGTATGCTGTTGGTATCAACACTGTTGCTCGTACAGCACATTCTGATCAGAATCAGTCTTATGTCTCGGCAGCATCTTATGCTAGAGCAACACTAGACGTTGTTGGTAACTCCTTCATCAGTGGTAAGGAACTACTTGATAGTGGTTATGAGAACCAGTCCGAACTGGCGAACAGAACCTTCTATGAGATGGATAACGCCTTCCTAGTTGGTGGCGATTCCGTAACTCCTAACAGTGATGCTGCTCTAAGAGTTGCTACCACGAACGGTCTACAGGGTGCTCACTCTGGTCAGACATCTGGTGCTCTAAGACTATTCGGTGGTGGTCGTGTTGGTATTAACGTCTCACAAGGACTGATGAACCACACCTTCACCGTTGTTGGTGATTCTAGAGTTACTGAGTTTGCTCTCTTTGAGGACAGCATGGCAGTTAATGGTGGATCTCTATCTACCACTAACAACACCTTCTCCCTCATCGATGGTGGAGCAACTACAGTTTACTTTGCCTCTGCTGCTCAATCACTCAGCATTGGTAACTCGGTATCTGTTAACGACACTCAGACAGTAAACCTAGGTACAAACGTTGATACGTCTAACCTGAACTTCGGTTCGTTTGCTGATAAGATGAACCTGAAGATTCAGGCATCTGGTTCTGAGCATAAGTCACAGTATGGTACGGTTGGTCAAGCTACTACTAACATCGCTGTTCTACAGTTCGGTGGTGCTTATCAGAAGCAATCCAACTCCCTAACTGATGGTTCACTATTCAAAGTCAGAAACAGATTTACTGAGGTTGACGGTGAACTAACTATCGGTGCTGCTCTACCTAACTCCACTGGTATTACAACCCTCAAGACACCTGCTGAGACTGTAAACCTCTTCAATACAATCACATCGAAGATCTTCTTCGGTAACGCTGCTGCTAGATTGTATATTGGAGCAAAGGGTGGTAACACCCAGATCAACAACTCCTTGATTGTTAAGTCTTCCACTACATTGGAAGGCGACACTACAATGTCTGGTGGTTTGAACTCTGGTGAGTTCGAGATCACTAGAGGTTCCTTCGGAACCGACGCTCCTTCCCATGTTCAGGGTGATATTGACAACGCTAACATTGATATCTTTGAGAAGACTATCATTGACCGCTATATTGATACAGACGGTGCCAGCTACTGGGGCGGCACTTCTAATCAAGCGGGCGTTCAGGACAATATCACGGGCGAGGAGCTATATTACCTACCAATCGGTCAGTCATCTACTACTATCCAGTTTGAAGTTGGCTCGTTTGTACTCATCGACCGTTCGGTCGCTGCTGTAGATCAGAATGGTGGTTCCACACAGGGCAATGCTCCTGTGGGTCAGCAATACAGCGAACTTGTACAAGTCGTTGAATTGACAAACCTGAACAACGTTAGTGATGCTCCTCTACAAGTCCTCGTTAGAAGAGGCATGAACCAGCGTACTGCTGGCGATGAACTTCTAATTGCTGGCACACCTGCTGACCTACCTGGAGATGCTGAAGCGTCAGCGTTCAAGTTCATCAGAACTGACCACCCAGATAATGTACTTTTGATCCGCTACGACCTTGCTTTAGATGTTTCATTCATTGAAAACAATGGCGGTCTTTCTTCTTCTACTAGCGGAACAACTGGTGCTTCTGTCAACACGGGTGACTTCTCTGGTGCTGTTGGACCTGGCGATATTCTGAGATTCAGTGACACAGAACTTTCTGAAATCACTGACATCAATACCACATCTCCTCAACTATTCACGATTACCGATGGTAACAACACCAACCCTGTAAATCAATTCTCAGTTGATTCTACAACGGGTCAGGTTGATATGCTTGGTAATGTCAACGTTAACCAGAACTTTACACTAGAAGGTTCTACAACTATTGGATCTCAACTGTTGAGTATCACCAATGGTGCTGGAACAACTAACTTCTCTGTAGACTCTGCTAACGGCACACTCTGCTTCAAGGGAGACCTGAAGGCAGGTGGTCCTAACTGTGATCGTCTAACAGTCCTAGCGGATACAGGCAACGCTCTGTTCCGTGGTGGTAACCTAGTTGTTAGTGGCGATGATGACACCGACATTAAGATGGTTCTCCAGAATACCACTGGTAATCTAACCGTCTCTGGTCACCTAACTGTCGAAGGAGTAACTGAGTCTACATTCACTGGTCCTGTTCAGATTGATGGTGGTAACTTCCAGTTGAACAGACTGGATCCATCACCAGAATGGGAAGCAAGCACTAATGTAACTAACGGTTCCACTATCTTCAGTGGTGCTAACATCTACACTGTTATCGTTCCTGGTGGTGGTATCGGTTCTACTGGTACAACCCCACCAACCCACACTTCTGGAACACAGAACAATGGAGCAGTCCAACTTGAGTTCCTGAAAACTAAGTCACCTGAAGAAATCTTCGAGGTTGAAGTTGATGGTTCCATGAACTTCGCTGGACAAGAAGGTTTCTACACCCCAACTGGTGCTAGAAAGTGGGCATTCGTTGGTGCTGGTGAAGATCAGTTCCCTGCTGTAGCGAACGTTAACTACTTCGTTTCTCCTTCTGCTGATACAACAATTCTCCTACCTGAGAATCCTTCTACAGGTGACATGATCAGAATCGTTGATGTTGGTGGTAACCTAACATATGACATCTCACTGAGAATGAGAGCACCAAATAATGTCTCTGTCCAAGGCGATAATACAAACGCCAACACGCCTAATCTACAGAGTATAAATTATAATGGTGGTGAACTAGTTGTACAAACACCTCACGCTGGTTTCGGATTGATCTTCCTCGGAAGTAACAATTACGATGGTACTGTAACAGGTGCCCCAGCAACTACACAAGGTTGGTGGCTCGTAGAGATCTAAAATGGCAGGATACAACGTAGTTAAAACACAAAGGGCGCTCCCCATTGGTTCAGTACAACCATGGGGAGGTAGCCTATCAGAAATCCCAAAAGGGTGGTTGCTCTGTAATTTCGCTGAAATTAACGCTGGCGACTATCCTTTGCTGGCAAGAGTTATTCGTGACACATATGGTGGCACAGATTTTGCTGGTGACTTCCCTAATTACTCGGGAACCATTCGCCTTCCACCCACAAATGACAAGGCGTTGGCGGATATTTCTACAGGATATTTCGGTACATATAATGCTTTGACTGGTATTATTCCTGGACCGATGGATAATGCTGAAGCTCTAGCTGTTGTATCCCAATACATTGGAGACTCTGCTCTAGGTCTAGAACCTGGAGACTTAGGTCCACCAAACGTAGTTAATGCTAAGACAGATATTGATTTTGTTTACAACCCAGATCCACAAGGAACTATTGTTAACCTAGTGTTTACTGGATCAGCACCTGCTGTTACCCAGGCACAGATTTATCAGGATATTCCTGTTGTTGCTGGCACAAACATACAAGATGGATCAGCAGTAGTAGGACAGAATGCTACCTTTACTGTTGTTATCAATGCTGATGGTACATATGATATTGCTCCCAAGAACAAGGGATCACAATATAATGTAGGCGATCAGTTAACTATTCTAGGCAACAACTTCCAGAATGATGGTGGTGTATCACCTAGTAATGATATCGCTATCACTATTACTCAGATTGGTTCATCTGAATTTGAAGGAACTATCACAGGACAGACTTTTATTGAAGGTTTCTCTATTGAAGAAGTGTTCATCGTAGCAAGAAAACTAGGAAGAAATCATTTCCCTGGTCACTTCCACGAAGGAACCTACGAAACTATTAACGTTGGCGATGCTGGTGATCAGCCTGGTCGTGGTTGTTGTATTTGGAACTCTCCCGATGTTAACGTGGTTGAGTTCTATGAACGTGTACACCCATGCCCATCTGGTTATTTCTCACTTACAAATCCTTGTCCTAAACCAACAGCACTAGATTGTACTGGTGGTGTATCTACTGCCTACTATGTTGGTAACTCTCCCGATAATGTCATTGACGACTGGGATGGTGGACCATTTGAAACTGGTGTTGGTAGATATGCTATTGCTTCTGTTGGTGGTAGTAAACCAATCGCCGATCACCGTCCTTACGCTACATCTTCTACTGGTCATGGTGTTGCTAAGACATGGTTCGCTGGATCAGGTGCTCACTGGAACTTGAGAGACAAGACAGGTTCTACATCTGCTTCTGGTGATGCTAACCTTACTGCTCTAAAAAATACTGGTAGATTCTTCCCTGGTTACAGAATTCCTTTCTCGGATATTAGTACCACAGTTAAGATGCCAAACTTTGACCCTGGTACTGGTGGATCTGATGATCAGCATGGATTTACGAAAACCCTATTCAACCACGCTGGTGTAGATTTTACTAAAGATACGCCTACTGGTGGTGGTATTCAAGATAAGATCAACACCCACGATCATGATGGTACGTTTACTGTAAAATATGACGGATCTAACATGGATGTACCAGCACAGATTCAAGCATCAGTACAACCAAATATCATTCCAGACCAACTACCTGGAGCATTACAGATTACATTTACCACTAGGGTTCCATCTTTGTCAGTCACTAACTTAATTAGAGCATACTAATGACCGCCTATTACACCAAAGAAAAAGCAAGATACGGTGGAGTAACAGGAACTATCATTCCTTACACATATACTCTACCCGCTGTTAATGACAGCAACACAGGAGATTGGAACAAGTATCTTCCTGCTGGTTTTTTACGTTGTGATGGTAGTGTATTCAAAGCTGTTGAGTATCCTGTTTTGGCACAGGTACTAGGTGTAGGTGATAACTGTAAGTTTAAGAAAGAAGATGAAGATCTAGGAATCGATGAGTTTCAACTACCAGACCTAGGATCTAAGTATATCTCTGGTGGTAATGCCTCGGGAAGTTATCTCAACCAAACTATTAGTAATGCCTCTGCTGGTACTGCTACTGGTACATTTAGAGTTGGTTGTGAAGTGGATGTTATATCACTTATTGGTGATACCGAAACTATTTCTTACACAGGAAACTTTACTCTAGCTCCTAAGAATGATATTGAATTCGTTGGTAACCCAACATTCACTACACTACAGAGTGATGGTAAAACATTGAATGCTTTTACATCAGAGCAAGAATTTCAGGCACATGGTCACCAATCTGACGTTGGTGTCTTCTCTTATCTTGGTAAATCTATTGACTCGTTTGCTGTTAATACCACAACTGGTATCTCACAGGGTGGTAATGATGGTCAGAACGAGGGTAGTAATGAACTAACGTTTATCTCTGCTCCTACTGATTCTTCTGCTGTTGTTCCTCACAGTCATTTTATTAATTTTCCAAATTCACAGACAGTTAAAGCTAATAATAATTTGAGGTTTAGATATCTAGAGCAACCAATCGAACCTCTTGGTCTTACATCTACTGTTACAGTCACTACTGACTCTGTGTTTAAGTTGGATGAAGCAACTCCTCCATATATTTTAGTCGAATATTTAATTAAGATCTGAGATGCCTTCAAAAACCTGGAACATAACATCTACAATCACTGCTAGTTTTTCTGGCGGTGGTTATTCTGCTACTTTGAATGTTGGTGGTCAAGGTAATGCTAACATCAAGATGAAATTGGAGTGGGATGATAACCCAGATGATGCTGGTGACGCTATTGATAGTATTACTATTCTAGGTCAGACTTGGAACTCTCCTGGAGAAAATGGATCTGATACCAGAACATTTAATATAACTCCTGGTAATTACAATGTATCATGTAGTGGACAGATTAGACCTTTTAGATCTATTGGTGGTAATAAGATTACTTTCAAGGATAAAGATGGTAATGATGCTAACGCTATCTTTACCATTCAAAACATTAGTCAGAAACAGTATTCTCTTACTGTATCAGCAGATCTGACTGTCAGTCCTAAGAGTGCTAAAGGACCACCAAATGGAGCAACATGTACTAATCTTACATGGAATACAAATGGTGCTACTGCTGTAGATATTAATGGATATGGTAAAGGAGCAACTGGTTCTGAAACAAGATGTCCTAATCTATCATCCAATGCTTGTGGTGGTCCATCTCCTGCTGTTAAAGAGTGGACTCTCACAGCATGTAATGGACCATATTGTGTATCAGATACTAAAAAATTCAAACTAAAGAGTGATGACAATCCTAGTAACAGTTGGAACACACTGTTCTCTAATTTAGAACCAGATACACAATATACATTTACTCTAGGAACTATAGCATGTATTGATAGACCAGCAAATGGTTCTGCTAGTCCTGGATCTTTGAACAAGAGTACGTATAATAATGGTAATACAGTCACACTGACAGGATATTCTGCTGCTTTTAACACCTCTATTCCTAGTAGCGGAAACTTCGGTAGCACAAATGATAAGAACTTTAATGTTAGTGTGGGGCAAAATAATTTTAATGTAACGTTCAGAACTAGAGCACCAAACGTTAAAGAAGACTTTAACTATGGTGATGTTAAAGATAACCTACCATTCCCAGATATTGATGTAGTTCCTGGTTCTCCTAATCAATATCAACAGACTGGAGCGATTACTGCTAATGATATTGATATCCCTGTTGAGATCAAAGTTTCGGACCCAAATGCCCAAGTTAGGATAAATAATGGTGGATGGCAAAATGTAAGGTCAACGTAGGATGCCCACCTTTAATTACGGTCCTGGTAATCACTCTCTAGCAATTCCTGGCAATGCTGCCAACATAGTAATCGTTTGTAAGGGAGCTCGTGGCGGCACTGGTGGTCGTGACGCTGGTGCTTATGGTGGCGTGGGTGGCAATGCGACTGGTCAATACTTCAATGCTACACAAAATTTTTCCGCCAGAAATTACGACATATATGTCGGCGGTCAAGGTGGTAACGGTACTAACAATCAAGCGGGTGCCCCTGGTGGCAGTGGTGGATACAGTGTAGCTGGTAGTGGTGGTCCTGGTGGACCTGCTAGATCTGCTCCTTACTCTGGTGGTGGAGGAGGAGGCGGTGGTGCCTCAGGTATCTTCCAACCTGGAGTAGGTTGGCTCGTTGCCATGGGTGGATCTGGTGGCGGTGGTGGTGCTTCTCACTACTACAATGGTAACAATGGTGGATCGATGGGTTCTGGAGCAGGTGCTGCTGGTCCCTTCGGTGTTGCTAATGGATCCCCTGGACCTGGACTCACTGGCGGTGACGGCGGTGGAGGAGGCGGCGGCGGTGGCGGCGTCGGTGGAGGTGGTGCTGGCAATCGAGGAACTGATAAAAGCGTCAATGCTGGAGGTGGTGGTGCTGGTGGATCAGCATTCCGTTCTGGATACATCTCTAACAGTTATTTTGGCGTAGATCCTGGTGGTTATGCTGGATTTATTTCTGTCTCGTATGACCTATACAACCCAAGCATTAACACATTTTATGCTTCTCCTAACCCACAGACTAGTGCTAGTGGATCACCAAGTTATGCTACCACTTTAACGTGGGGTACAACAGACACTAACAACTGCTATATTGTATCCAGTGCTGGAGAAACATTTAGTGGTTTAGCAACAACTGGGTCATATAATATTACCAATGGTCCACAATCAAATGCTCAAGGATCATCACCAGCATCTAGAAGTTATACATTATATGCTTCTCTTGGATCAATCGTTGTTCAAAGCACTATTACTGTAAATTGGTATAATGACAATGTTCCAACAACTAGTTGGACCACAAGTTTTAATAACTTAGAACCAAACACACAGTATGATCTTCAGTTAGGTTCTATCAGTGGTGTAGACATGCCACTAGCATCGTCTACTAATAATGGTTTGCTTGGTAGAGGAACTGGTGTATTTGGATCTAGTTTTGTCTTCAATCAAAGTGATACTGTATATCTAAGAGTAAATACATTAGACTTCAATCAAAACACTGCTGGTGCTACAGGAATGTATGGTTACACCAATACTAAAAATGTTACGGTAACTATTGGTGCCTCATCATTTAATGTTGCTGTAACAACTAAGGCACCAAGGATTGGAGAAGACTTTGACTTCGCTCCTGTACAGGATGAGTTTCCTTTCCCAGATATTGATGTAGTAACTAACTCACCAACATCATATCTAGCAACAGGATCTATCACTGCTGATGATATTGAGATTCAAAGTGAGATTAAAACCGATAGTCCAGATGCCCAGGTGAGAATCAATGGCGGCAGTTGGCAAAGCACTAGGAGTATCTAATGGCATATCAAGACTATAGCTGGACATCAAGATCTGCTGGTGGGACTCAATACTATGAGCCTAACTGGTCCAGTTTCATGAACAATTATAATATTGGTGGAAGGGACAATGGTAGTAATGCTACCAGAACTTACTCATGGAACGTATACTTTAACAATTACGGCAAACAAAAGTTTTGGACTGCTGTTGATGACTATGGATATGTCTGGATCAATGGTGCCTATCAATTTTCCATGGGTGGATTCAATAGTCAGACATCTAGAACCACACCTGGATACTTTGCCCCTGGAACATATACTATCAGTGCTTCTACTGTTAACTCTGGTGGTGGTCCTTGGGGTGTAGCACTTGACTGGTATGGTTATGATCCACCACCACCTCCATCAATTAATTCCTTCTATGCTTCTCCTAATCCACAGTATAGTTCTGGTGGATCACCAGCATATAACTCCACATTGACGTGGAGTGCTACATCACAAACTTCAGTCTCTGGTAATATCACTGGACCAAACTATAGTGTCAATATCAGTGGCACTAGTGGTAGTGTCGATGTAAATAACCTACCACAATCTACTGTTGGTTCTAATAGTCCAGCACAAGCAAGTTATACAATTACGTTGTATAACAATGGTGGATCTGGTTCTACTAGTACAACTATTTCAGTGTATAATGATAACATACTAAGTAACTTCAATACTTGGACGAATAGTTTTGGCAACCTAGAACCTAATACTCAGTATGCATTAAGTCTGGGAACAATTCAGGGTGTTGACATGCCTATTGTGGTATCTTCTGGTGCTGCTGCTACTAATTTTGGTACAAATAATGGTGTGTGGGGTAATCCCAGGACATTCACGAATGGTCAAACGGTATTCATGCAAACCACTACCTTACCATTCAATACTGTTGTAGATACTAATGGGTTGTTTGGTAATAACAATACCAAAACTGTTCCTGTTACTGTTGGTGGTAGTGGTGTTTACAATGTCAGTGTTGTTACTAAGGCACCTAGAATATCTGAAGACTTCGACATTTCTGATGTTGTAAATCAGTTGCCTAATCCAGATATTGATGTAATTCCTGGTTCTCCTAATACGTACATCACTACGGGTAACATTTCCATTGATGATATCGAAGTAGCAGCAGAGGTTAAGACTAATCAAGCTGATGCTCAGATAAATGTCAACGGATCTGGTTGGCAAAATATGAGAGAGATCTAAATAATAATAAAAACATGGCAACCACAAGAGAAGTCACATTAGACGCTGTAGAAATCAGACCCACTATGAAACAAGTGGGTGTGAGGAAAACTGTCGTAACATCTGTTGATGATGAGGTGATGAGTACAGACAACTACACTCAATATTATTCTCAGGGTGATGATATGTCTGCTGAACCTACTCAAGCACAGGATATTGCTACGTATTACTGGAGTACATTGTGAAAAAGTTTCCTATCACATATAACCTGGATCCTGAAAGGGATACACATTACAGATCTAACATTTTTAAGCATGACGGTGATAAGGAAGAAATCACTGCTGATAAACCGATTCAGGTTCGCATTAATAATGGTCCATGGATAAACGTCAGACCAAGCGACCTAAATAAATTGAAGGAATAATAGTGACTGACTTAAATGCCATTCTCGTCTAGTCCCGTATATGTAAACAACGGGGATAACATTCAGATCAGATATGTCACACCTGATTTTTGGAACGAAACTGTAACAGTTAACGTTCAAATCGGTACAGGATCTGACCCAGATGGTATCACATTTGGTACAAAAATTCCTGATGCAACGCCACAGACGTTCTCTTTTACTAACCAGAGTGGATTTACTGGTGCTTTTACAGGTACATCAACACCAGGCGGCACGAACACATTCCAAAGAGACACATATTATTACTCACAGGTGGTTGACATCAGTGACATTGAAGTACCTATTCCTGCTAGTATCAGTGCTGTAGACAACGGACCAAAGAATAGTAACACTGCTAACTCGACAGCACAGTTTAGAATTTATAGAAACGGCGGATTTGATTCTTGGAGAACAAGTATCACTGCCAATTATACCAACGGCACGGGTGGTTTAAGACCTGGAGATAAGGTTCAACTACGTGTAAAAGTTGCTGATTGGTACACAACGTCAACAACAGTAACCTTCAACGTGTCTGATGAGACATGGGGTACTAACATTGGACAACCTGCTGCTTCATTCAGTAGAACGTGGTCAATCACAACTAGAGCACAAGACTTTGCTATCTCTCAGTTTCAGTACGTTGATAGAGTTGATGAGAAATCTGTTAATGATGGTAATAGTCAGTACAAAGAACAAGATATTCCTATCACCAACATTGATGGTGACGTTGTACTGAGAGCATCTTCTTCTGGTAACGTACAGATCAGAAAGAATGGTAGTGGATCATGGGTACAGAATCTAACTAACATCGTCCTTAATGATACTGTTAACACTAGAATTTCTGTAGGTACAGGCAACACAACTAAAACAACTGGTACAGCAACCGTATTTGCTGTCGATGGTGACACATATACTGCTGGTGGTGTTGTTTATGAGAACAATACTACTGGAACATATGGTGGTAATGACGCCTATGGTAACTATACGGTAGTACAAAGTTCTGGTAGCGTTACAGATAACTGGTCACTATGGACAGAAGTTGACAGATATCCTGCTGAAATTTCTGCTGTCCCAATTTTTACATATAACATATCAACCACGTTAACTAGCACTGGTGCTGGATTCACCTTCGGTGTAATCTATGATGTTAATGGTGGTAGTGGTAGTGGTATGAGGGTGAAAGCACCTGTCGGATCCACTGATAACTTTACCGATTTTATTATTGTTGACCCTGGTTATGGATATCAAGCAGGTAATACTCTCACTGTAACATCACCTGTGTCTAATGGAGTTGATGCTTCATTCACACTAGATGAATATCAAAAGATTAATGTCTCTGGTACTGCCACAAATTCCAAGGCAGAAGCAGGATTCATGTACTTTGCTGACTTCACAGTTGGTAGTTTGGGTCAAGAATATCCTAGTGGATCATACAATGACCTTGCTGCTCCGTATCAAGGAACATCTGAGAATATCACAAACATTCAGAACAAGGCAAATACATTAAACTCTTCCAATGTTATCATGAATGCCATCATCGATGGTACTGGTGGTCAGATTAGAAAGAACAATACAGGATCGTGGGTACAACAACTAGCTGTACAGAATGGTGATGTAATCAACCTTAAGTTGAATTCTAATGAGCAGTTTGGAACCAGCGTAATTGCTACTGTTAAATTACAAGGTCCACCACTAGGTAATCCTAATGTAGGTAACCCAACGTTGGGTCCATCTAGTCCTACATATCCTGACAGATCAACAACTATGTTGCTCCAAACTAGAGCAGCAAGAAGTACACCATTCCCATTCCATGCTCAACCAGTATTCCTATCTAATCCTGGTCAAGAACATATTGCTGAAGTAAAAATTCGTGGTTTGGATGTACCTACTACAGCATTTATCAATAGCGGTATTGGTACTCTCAGTAGAGATGGTACTAACTGGTCCTCTAACATCACACTACAACCAACAGACTATACTTTGTATGTAAGACAGAGTGCTTCTGTTAACTCTGGTGATCTGAAGCAACTAACATATACTGTTGGTACTGCTGTTGATACATTTAAGATTACTACTGAACAGTTTGATCCTGTCACTGGTGACACATTCAACTCTTCTGCTTACTTTGGTAGTGATAGTGGTGGTAGCACTGGTAACTTCCTAGAGATTGATATTCCTGCCTATGGTGCTCAATTACTATATCTAACACTAATTGGTGCTGGTGGTGGTTATGGTGGTGATGATGCTCCTAATTCTGAAGGTGGTCCTGGTGGCAATGGTAATATCTTTAGAGGTATTCTAAACATTCCAGAAAATGCTTGGCCTGCTGGTGGTGAGTATAAACTGAGAGTTTATCCACCTAACCCAGGTGAAGATGGTGAGAACTATGTTCAAGGATCTGGTGGTGGAGAAGGTGGATTCGGATACTGCTACGGTGGTAGTGGTGGTAACTCTGGTCCCAGCGATAAGTCTGGCGGCGGTGGTGGTGGCGGTGGCGCTGCTGCTATTACATTCACCAACAACGTACTAATTGCTATGGCAGGTGGTGGCGGCGGTGGTGCTGGTGCTGGTGGTGATACAACCATCCCCGATGCTGAGCAGTATGGCAACCACAACGGCAACGGTCCTATTTCCACAAGCACAGTTAACCTCAACCAACCTGGAGACAATGCCCCTAACGCTGGTGGCGAGGGCGGTGGTCCTGGTGGTGGCGGTGGTGGTTATGATGGCACTGCTGGTGTTCTACAATCACAGAAACTAGATCCTAATGGTAATGTTATTCAGAACTTTGACCTAGATGGCACTGGTGGTAGCGGTGGTGGTGTTTTCTACAACAATTCTTATGTCACACCTATTAGTGTGGCAGCACCATCTGGACAGGGTGCTCCTTGTGGTCAAGCAGGCGCTGTAATCTTTGAATTCCCACAGCAGGACATCAGTCCCAACCCTTACAGTTTCTCACAGGTTGATGATGCTCTAATCAACAGTCAAGTTGAGAGTAACATCACACAGATTACAGGTATCACTGGTTCTGTTTCTATTCAACTATCTAACCCTGGATTTACTACTGAAGCAAGAGTTTGTACGTCTAATGATCCATCGTCTTGTGGTGCTTATGGTGTAAGCTCTGTATCTAACGGTGAGTTTATTCAACTTAGAGCAACACTTGGTAGTATCTACAATGCTACATACAGAACTAATGTTCTTGTGGGTGACATTCCTGCTAACTGGGATGTACTAACTGGTCCACCACCTGATACAGAACCAGCACCATACTTCTTCACCGACGTTCTCAACGTCCTGCCACCTGGCACTATGGTTGCTAGTGAGACAATTACTATCTCAGGTATTACTGTACCAGTTACTATTACTGCTACTAATGGTGCTGAGGTTAGAGTTGATGGTGGAGCATGGGTCCTTGGTACTTCAAATGCTCAGATTAGTAATGGTCAGACACTACAAGTAAGAATACAATCCTCAACTAATTTCACATCTACAGTAACAACATCTATTACTGTTGGTGATGGTGATGCTGTTGATTGGTCTGTATCTACTGGTGTTGAGCAAGACTCGGAACCAAATGCTTTCACGTGGATTGCTGTTACTGGTGGTGATCTACAGCGTGAATATGAAAGTAATACTATTATTATCAAAGGTATTGATACAGTAGCAGACTTCATTGTTGAGAGTGGTTTTGGTGATTCTTCACCTCAAGGTGTCCTCCCACAGATTAAGAAGAACAATGCTATTATTCCTAATGCTACTCAGACATCAGTAGAGAACTTTGATACTATCTCTCTAGTTTATACGACATCAGATGTTGTCGGTGATGCTAGAGTATTCAACACTAAGACTGGTCTAGCATCATCTACTGCTGGATTCTATGAGACTGAGTGGTATGTTGCTACTGCTGGACAGTTTGGTTCTGATCCAGATCCATTCTCATTCTCTACAGTTATTGCTGCTGGTGAACAGGTATATACTGAGTCTGTTGAAACTCACACAATTTCTGGACTAGCAAATGGTTTGAGTGTTGTATTGTTCGGCACTAATAACCTGGAAGTCTCTATTAATGGTGGTGCTTACAATCAGTACCCACTATCTTCACCTGCTAGTGTATCTAATGGTACTACTATTAGAGTTAGACTACTATCCTCTGCTATCCCTGGATTCACTAGATCTGCTCAGATATATGTTGGATCATTCAATACTATCTACAACGTACAGACACCTGCTACCGTACAGGATCCCGTACTAGGTCAGTGGTATAGTTCTATCACACCTGTTAAGTACGTTGGTAACTCTCAAATTAGATATTCAACTAAGTTTGATGGTCTGCCTGTCGGTGGTATGATGCCTGTGTTCCAAGATGCTACACAGTCAGACAACTGGGGTCTATTGAATGGTGCTCTAAACTCTAGATTCCATGGATTCTTGTATTGTAATGGTGATTACTACGATCCAGCAGACTATCCATGCTTGTTTGATGTGATTGGATATGACTACGGTGCCAAGGTTGTAGGTCCAGACACATACTTTAGAGTACCTGATATGAGAAACAGGTATCTTAAGGGTACTGGTGTTATCGATGGTTCCTCACTATCATCGCCAGGTTTGACTCCAGAATATAATAGAGCAAAGAATGCTGGTTCTCCTGGTAACAATCAGGCAGGTGCATTCGGTGGTTACTGGTTTGTTAATGATCTAGGTGATCCATCTGTGGGTGAGATTGATCAGGTAGAAGAACCTGCCTTCGGTCAACCTGCTACCACATCAGACTTCTTCGGTATTGCTACTATCGTCACTGAAGGTTACACAAATGTGACTGGAAACATTGAGTTTGAAACTTATGGTAGTATTGATTGCCCTGTAAGTCTTAAGACAGAGAAGATTTATGATGTACCTCTACACTTCCACGATCTGATTACAGGTATCGCTGACCCTGGTAGATTCAAAGGTAGAATTAACTGGGGTGGACAAGGTGGTTACTCACAGTCTGTCGAAGTTGGTGCTAATAACATTGGTTCACCTAACAATGCTACATTCAACTCAAGTACAACCATTGCTTTCAACCTCTGGGGTTATCACACTGACAACTATGTCCTGAGTGATGAACATCTACCACCATCTAAGTGGTGTAGTGGTTCCGATGTTGCTTGGTGGGATGGTGGTACTGATAACTGGGGTGGTGGTACTAATCCTGGTTATGAAGGTATTAACAGTGTGGACACATACAATAACGTCACCGTTACCCAGGACAATATCAAGTCTGGTGGTACTAACTTCAATGAGATTGATGACTACATTGATCTAAGCAGTCAACCATTTAGTGGTAACACTGGTACTGCTGGTGGTGAGGGTGATGCTCTTAAGTTTGTCACCACTGTTGATATTCCATCGAAGGAAGTTACTGTTAAATCATTCTCTCCAATCAACAAACTGAAGCATAACCACTACCTATCACTACTTGATCCTACATCTGTTGATAATGTGTATGGTTATGGTAACAATGAGACTGGTGGTACTGCTAGTAATGCCTTGAATACATTTGTTGGTGGTATTAATAACAGTGTTGATGTTAACTTTACTGCTCTTGGTGTAGGTATTCAGGTTCTTCCTGGTACATTCACTCTATCTGCTAGTAAACAGTTGGTGCCACAGGCATCATTGAATCCACAAACTGACGTTCCACTTGTAACACCATACACTTGGACTAAGTGGTTAATCAAAGCGTTCTAAATAGTAAAAAGTATTCTGACAGCAATGGCGTTCAATCCAGAAGATTTTCAATTTGAGAAGATTTTACCACCTGAGGAGGTTAAACCCATCATCGAATGGGATGCTCTTCACAGGATCATGGTAGTACGCGTAAAGCGTAATGGTTCCTATGAATACTATGTTGCTAAGTTGGATACGGCGGTTAACAACAACCTCCACACCAATATGCCAGATGAGTGGTCTAATGATAATGATAGAATTGTAAGTTTCTCAATTTTTGATGATGGCACATATATCCTAGAAAAGGAAAAACTCAAATTTGACTTTAAAACCAAAAAGTCAAAATGGACAAGATATGAATATGAAGATCTTGATGATGGACAGGTAACTGAACTGTTCAACATCTTGAAAGGTGCTCTTGAAGTACAGAAAGTTTCTGAAGAGATCGTAAGATCGAAAGCAATTCTAGATGTTGCTACCAGACAGGAATATCTTCTATCAGTCGAAGAGGATAAGGCAACTAAGTCTAAACTTCTGATGAGAAATTCTGACTGGACACAATTACCTGATGCTACTGAACAATTCGCTGGCGAATTGGCAATGTGGAATACTTACCGTACATATCTAAGGGACAATGTTAAGGGTCCTGGAGATTTTGATGACGTACTAGACTATCTAATTTATGACGAAGAATTCAAATGGCCTATTGATCCTCTCACTTATCACAGTGCTGACAATGATCACACCGTTGATTATCTTAGCGTACCTGCTCACTTCACAAACTCTATTGAAGGAAGTGGTCTATATGCTACTGAGGCATTGATTGGTAACATTAAGAGGGCAGCAGTCCTAGAGAAGAATAGACTTGATACTGGTATTCCTGTTGCTAAAGCAATTTGGGATAAGGTTGAACAGTATAAACTCAACGAAAACATTGAAGGTGCTGACCTCAGCAACCTGAAACTGGAGGTGTGATATGGCAACACGTGGATTAAAAACTATCGCTAACTTTAGAGACCATCTAATTACAGCATCAGCAGGTAAAGTAATCCTGATGCTTAGAACTACTGGTCCTGATGGTATTGATGCTGCTGAGAAAGCAAACCAAGTGTACTCAGCATATTATTTGAACTTCCAATCAGAAGCACCTGGCATTTTTGATAAGGTATTATATAATGAGTTTGTGTTCCTTGAGTTTGATACTGAAGAGAACGCTATCACATTTGTAACTGAGAATCTACCAGGCGTAAAACCATCTGATGCTGATTATTTCATACAATATGTTCTGTATAATGATGGCATGTATGTACGTGGCAACGATGGTCACAACGGACTGAGAGAACCGAGACCAGACGAATAACTGTCACAAGGCACCCACTACGGGTGCCTTTTTTGCTATAATTACAGGGTAGTCAACAAGGCAGTGAATGCTCACCCTCCGTCCTCACCAGCAACGTGCTCTCGCTGCTCTTGAGAACAATGCTTATGGTCAAGTCATTGTCCCTACTGGCGGTGGCAAGACTATCATCATGATCAAGGATGCTGCTCGCCGTCTGACTGCTGCTACCACGCCACAGACTATTGTAGTGGTCGCCCCACGTATTCTGCTGGCAAACCAACTCTGTGATGAGTTCTGGACTGCTTTCAACGGTGACGTTGATGCTGAGTTCTTCCATGTTCACAGTGGTGAGACTTCCTTCGGTAGCAGCACTAAGGTTCAGAAGATTCAGTGCCACGATGCTGTCTGTAAGACTGCTGGCATCCACCAAGTTATTTTCACCACATACAATTCGCTCCGTCGTATTGTAGAAGCAGGTATTGACATTGACTGTATCTATTACGATGAGGCACACAACTCTGTCCGTCGTGACTTCTTTGAGTCTGTGCTCAATGTTGATGCCAAGTCCTACTATTTCTTCACTGCCACACCTAAGCACACACGTTCTCCTTATGGTCGTGGCATGAACAATAGCATGGTTTACGGTCCTATTCTTGAGACTGTTCCTGCTCCTGAACTGGTCAACAACGGCAGCATTCTTGCTCCTGAGGTTATCTCTTATGAGGTTGACTTCGAGCGAGTCAAGGGTAAGTTCTCCTATGAGTCTGACAAGGACACACTCACCAACCTGATCAATGACATTGATCTTGATGGTAACAAGATCCTGGTCGCTGCTCCTAGCAGCAAGATCATGTTCAACCTGTTAGCAAAGACCAACATCCTTGACTTCTTCCATGACAAGGGTTATGATGTACTACACATCACCAGTAAGTTCGGTGCTTATGTGAACAAGACTAAGGTCAACCGTGAGCAGTTCTTCGACACCTTCAATGCTTGGGGCAAAGATCCTAACCGTAAGTTTGTGATCTTCCACTACAGCATTCTGTCTGAAGGTATCAACGTTCACGGTCTAACACACTGTGTGTTCCTTCGTCAACTGGATGTTATTCAAATGGCACAGACTGTTGGTCGTGTCATTCGTCTTAACAAGGATGACGCTGCTGACATTGCTTGTGGTAAGATTATCCCAGGCAAGTTTGAGATGTACCGTAAGTCTAGTGGCAAGGTCATTGTCCCTGTCTTCAAGAACTACGGCACACCTACAATCAAGCGTCTACAAAACCTTGTCGATACTATCTTCGTCAAGGGTCTCCCCGCTGTTTCTGTCACTGTCTAATGGAGAATCAAACACGTGTCATCGGTAATCAGATCCTTGATTGGCAACAGTGCCAGGGTCTGATCAACAACAAACAAACCCTAATCATGGGTAAACAAGCTGTACGTGATGCCGTACTGGTTCGTGATACTTCATGGGAGGAAGCGAAGGAGTTCTATTACTCTTTTGACACACCAGATCGTGCCATGATTCGTAAGTCTGGTCAGCAGGGTATTTGTGGTGATGGTGAGAATACACTGGGTTGGTATGATCCAGAGACTGAAACTCTCACCAAGAACCCTACACATGCCCGTGGCATTTCTATCTGCCAAGCATATCTCAACCAAGGTCAACGTTGTGCCTACACTCACACTGGTCCCTACAACATTCTGGACTTTCAGGTAGAGCACATCATTGCTAATGGTGGTGATCATCCAGACAACTGGTTCCTGGTTGTGTACAAC